ATCGCATCCAAGCGGACGCTGGCATAAGCGCCCGCGTTGCTCGCGTTGTAACAGGAGGCATAACTCAAGCAAATAATACCATTGCCTACACATTTGGAACGCAACAACAGTTCGCACTTTCTTATGTCCTGAATTCAATTAATTTTGCAAATGCTGGGACGCTAGGCACGGAAGATACAAGCGCAACAATTCCGACAGTTGACCAGTTGAGATTGGGTGCAAATCCAACAGGCGCAGGCGCTCTCAACAGCACCATCAAGCGCTTCACTTTCTGGCCCCAGCGCCTTTCCAACTCCACCCTCCAAACCATCACGCAATGACCACCACCTACATCCGCTTTCCCGACGAATCCACCGGCATGGCTGCGCTGGATGCTGCTGGTCTTACCACCACCAATGAAGACGGCGACACCGTGGTGCTCACCGCCAGCCACACCCACGCCCTGGATGTCATCGGCCCCATCTGCACAGGCGGCACCTACAACACCGACACCGGCAAGGTGATCACCCCACCCGTGCTGCTTGACGGCTGGCACGTCAACTTCGTCGGTGAGCTGCCTGAGGAGTGGGAGGAGTATCTGGTAACGCCGCAGCATCCAGTGCGGGTGTGGGCATGACAGCAGTCTGGACTGGGCTCCCAGAGCCGCTGTCCACTGATTTCCGCTACTTCCTGGTCCTGGTCTGGCGCCACCTGAACCTGCCTGACCCCACGCCCATCCAGCTCGACATTGCTCACTACATGCAACACGGCTCCAAGCGCCGCATTGTTGAAGCGTTTCGGGGTGTCGGCAAGTCTTGGATGGCTGCGGCCTATGTGCTGTGGTTGCTGCGTTTGGATCCCCAAAGAAAAATCATGGTGGTGTCGGCCTCCAAGACCCGGGCCGATGACTTCACCATGTTCTGCATCCGTTTGATCCGCGAGATGCCAATGCTTCAGTGCCTGGAGCCAGACCGAGACGAGCAGCGGTCAGCCGTGAACCGGTTCGACGTCAGGCCCGCCATCCCGGATCAAAGCCCTTCCGTCAAAGCGGTCGGCATCTTTGGCCAGTTGACCGGGTCCAGGGCCGACTTGATCCTGTCGGACGACGTGGAGACACCGACGACGTCGTGGTCTGTCGGCATCCGGGAGAAGCTCCTGGCGGCCGTGGGTGAGTTTAACGCCATTCTGAAGCCCGGTGGCGAGATCATGTTCCTGGGCACTCCTCAGACCGAGGAATCCATTTACAACAAGCTGGCCCAACGTGGATACGAGGTGCGTATTTGGCCGGCTCGGTACCCCGAGAAACCCGTCAAATACGGCGACCACCTGGCCCCTGTGATTGCGGAAGGGTGCCCAGAGTTGACGAATCAGCCAACAGATCCTGGTCGTTTCAGCGAAATGGACTTGCTGGAGCGCGAGACGTCGTACGGCCGGTCGGCCTTTGCCCTGCAGTTCCAGCTGGACACCAGCCTGTCCGACGCCGAGCGGTTCCCGTTGAAACTGGCGGATCTGATGGTCCTGGAGGTCTCTGATCACGCGCCAGAAAAGGTCGTGTGGTCGTCTGGGGCCGAGTACCGAATCAGCGATTTGCCGGCGGTGGGTTTCAACGGCGACTACTACTACCGGCCTGCCTACATCCACGGCACCTGGTTGCCGTTTCAGGGCTGCGTCATGTTTATTGACCCCTCTGGCCGCGGCCTGGACGAGACGGCCTACGCGATCGTGGCGCACCTCAACGGGAACTTGTTTCTGCTGGAGTCCGGGGCGTTCCGGGACGGGTACTCGGAGGCTGTTCTGCAGGGCCTGGCAGCGGCTGTAAAGCGCCAGAAGGTCAACTTGGTGCTCCTAGAGGACCAGTTCGGCCAAGGCATGCTGGAGTCCCTGCTGAAGCCGTATCTACAGGTGCAGCATCCGTGCACCATTGAGACGGTCAGGTCCAATGTGCAGAAAGAGCGCCGCATCATCGCGGCTTTGGAGCCCGTCCTGAACCAGCACCGGCTCATCGTCAGCCGATCGGTGATCGAGGGTGACGCCAAGACTCGGGACGACGAAGCCATTGAGAAGCGCCTGGCGTACCAGCTCTTCCACCAACTGACGCACCTGACGGCAGACCGTGGTTGCTTGGCCCACGACGACCGACTCGACGCCTTGGCCGGTGCCGTCCAGTATTGGAATGAATCGCTGGCCATTGATGAAGACCGAGCAATCAAGGAACGACAGTCAGAGTTGTGGGACCTGGAGCTTCAGGCGTACATGGGAGACCTTGAAGGAGCGCTTGACCGATCTCTTCTGGGCGGCAGCATTACGGATCTCGCTGCGGCCCCGGCCGCCACGGGCTGGATCAGGCCTCGTCGCTAAGCGACCTGGCACTAGGGCCTGGGTGATCCGGATCCCCGGTGAGTTCATTGGGTACGGGGGCACCAGGGAGCTGGGCTCTTTTCAGACCATCGTCGTTGCAGAAAACGAAGAAATGGCTTGGGACATTGCCACGTACTGCGATGTCTGGGAACGTATCCCGTGGAAGGTGGACAACGTCCAAATCTTTCCCAAGACCCCTCTCGCCAGCGCAAATGTCGGTTATTCGTCTCGCAGACGCAGCTAAACACGACGCCGGCCTGCCGCATCAGCTGGCGGCTTGGAACGGGCTCCAAGAAACCCTGACGCCCAAGCAGCTTGAGGACTTTGCAGAGGCGTACAGGGCGGCCCCGGAGCCCAAGGTGGGCCTATTCCAGCCCGGATCCCCGTTCAGCTACAACCTGACCCCCAACGTGGCGTACGGCGAGCTCACTCAACAGTCCGAAGCCCGCAGGTTCGTGGCTCAACATCAGTGCGACACGGCTCTGGTCCTGGCTCAGTTCGTCCAGAAAGCCCGGGATCACTTCGGTGGACCCGCAATCATCACCTCTGGCCACAGGCCCCCCAGGATCAACGCCCAGGTGGGTGGTGCCAGCCGTTCAGAGCACCTTTACGACGCACCGAACACCGGCGCCGTCGACTTCTACATCGACGGGGAGTCCATTTACACCTTGCAGGCCTGGGCCGACAAGGAGTGGCCGTATTCCTTGGGTCTCGGGGCTCCCCGGGGCTTCATCCACGTCGGGATGCGCCCCGGCAAACCCCGGCTAAGGTGGGACTACTGACACCAGACCCATGAAAAAAGGCGGCAAAGGCACCAAGGGCGGCGGCGGCAAAAAGGGCTACTGATGGCTGACCCCAAGGCCGGGCTTTACATCAACATCAAGCGGAAGCGCGACCGGATCAAAGCCGGATCCGGTGAAAGCATGCGGAAGCCAGGGGCCAAAGGGGCCCCCAGCGCCGCTGATTTCAAGCAGGCCGCCAAGACCGCCAAGAAAAAGTAGCCCTGGGCTACCGCTTGACCAATGGAGTGATGACGCCGGCCAGGATTTCGATGGCCCGGTACAGTTTCACGGCCATTCTGCTGTACTTGCCCAGGGCCTCGTTGTCCCGAGGGGTGGGTGTCAGATTCACAATGGCCACTGCAGCGCCATGGACGGCGATTGCAACGGCCACGTACTCAGCGATCCGAGGTGTCATGGGTCGGAAGGGTGTTGGTTGCAGTTTGCCAGCTTTTGGCCAGGTTGTCTGCAGCCTCCTTGGCCAACCACCGGGTCGCCATCGCCTCGTGGTGCCAAGCGGTGTTCAACAGCTCTGCTGTGGCCAGGAGTCCCGACCAGTCCTCGTTCTCGTACAGCTCCAGCAGCTGTCGCTGAACTCGCTCCTCGCTCAGCTCAAGTTCAAGGCTGGGCTCAAATTGGTTCAACGCTTGCGCTCAATGGCCCGAAGGCGCTCCTCATGGTCTTGGAGCATGACCTGCATCGCGCCAAGGATGGTGGTCGTCTTGGCCTCAAACTTGCCCAGGCCAGCGGCAATCTTCCAGAGCGCCATGACGCCGGAAGCTCCCAGGCCCACCAATGCGATCACTGAGGCTGGGTCCACGCTGGCAAAAAGACTGCACCCATGCAGGTTAGCTCTTGAGGCAAGCCGAGCAGGGCCGCGACGGCCATCACAAGTTTCCTTCTGAAACCCAGGTTCCTGGAGTACCAGCAACTGTGCAACGCCAGCCTTTGGGGTTACCCACCACAGGCACGGACTGCTCCACGGCGTCACCTACTGCCCATGTGCCAGTAGCCGGTGCAGCGTTGTTGCGCCACTTCACCGCCAGGCCGGTAGCCCCGTTGGTCATAGCAGTAGGGGTTGTTCCGAAGTAGACCGATTCGTCAATGAACGAACCAGTGCAGGTTCCAGCGGTCGAGATTGCAGGGTTGGCACCACTGGTAAAGGAACCGCCAATCACCCGCAGTTGGGTGCAGTTGCTGATCCTCAGAGCCTCAAACGAAGGAGCGTATCCGATGCAGCCACTGACTGAGCCACGCACAACGCTGATTAGCTCAAAGGCGTAGTTGCTGCTACCTAGTTGCTTGGCGTGAACACCATCGAGAATCACGTCGGAGTTGGTGAAGCCACCATTCTGCGTGAACTGGACTGTTATAGACGTGGCCGATTCGTAATAACCTCCGGTCACCTTTACCCCAGTGTTGTTGCTGCCATCGGCGTATGCAAATAGTGCCCTGCCTGTGCCAAGATGGATGACACTATTGGGTCCGATGTCCACGTTTCCGCAGGCTGCAATGCGGATGCCTGATCCAGATAGGGTGCTACCGCCAACTCCGGAGCCATTATTGGTTGTGGGGAGAATGATGCTGTTGCCGCTGATCTGAGCACCACCGGGGGCACTGACAACCAAGATCCCATCACCCTGAGGCATGTCGAGAATCGTGTTGCCCACCACTGCAGGTTTGGCCACGGTGGCAGGGATGCCGTTGATGCCGATTCCTGCCGGGGCAAGTGAGCGGTCCAGGGTCTGAACGCAGCAGTTCCTGATGGTGTTACCACTAACAAGGGTTCCGCCTGCCCAGTTGCCCACAACGTAGATCCCCGCCCCAGACGAGCGGTTTGTGGAAACAGAACCCTGAATGTCCTCAATGAAGTTGTTGAGAACTTGGTTAAAAGTATTTCCGGTTCCAGCAGATCCTGGTATGTAAAGGGCAACACCGTATCCTTTGTGTTCGCCAATCCTGTTGCCAGAAATGATGTTCTTGGATGGCAGGAGTCCGGCGTAAGGGTCTTGTACTAAGACTCCATGATGGTTGCTGGTTCCGTAGCAGTAGTTGTCGCTGATGATGTTGTAGTTGCTGGACCCGTACACAGCAATGTCAGCAGCATCCTGTACGGTTCCCAGTGAAGCGGTGAATCTGTTGTTTATGACCGTGCAATAACTGGATCTGTTCAGCCACACTCCAGCCCACTGCAGGCCAACCAGCTCGCAATCAGCAACGGTGCAGCGGGTGCAGTCCGTGAGTTCAATCCCAGCAACGTTACTTGAGGCGCCAGCGGCTGTTTGCTGGATCTTGATGCCACGGATCTTGATTCCCGTCTTTGTGGTGGCGTAAAAGAAGGTCGTGTTGGTCACTGCCATTGTGATGACGGCATCCCCATCTGCCCACACGTCAGAGTTGTTCTTGAGTGTCAGAAAGCTGGTGATTTTGTACGTTCCCGCTGGGAAATAGACTCGCGTGGCCGCAGTCAGCGCTGCCTGAATAGCAGCCGTATCATCAGCCACACCGTCTCCAACCGCTCCAAAGTCTTTAACGCTAACCGTATCCTTGAGCTTGGAATCAACGGTCCTTGCCGTTGCACCAGTGCCGCTTTGGGTAAAAGTTGACTTGGCGGCCGGAAGACCACTGTTGACTGTCCAGACCGTCCCCCCAACTGACGTCGTGATGTCCCCCTTGTTGCCGTTTGGAATTGCTCCCAACGCAACGCCAACCAGGCTGTCGTCGAGTTCTTGCTGGGTGTAAATAGACTGCCTGGCGTTCGTGTCGAGATCAGCTGCAACCAGCGTTGCCCCATCGGCAAAGTCGACAAGAGGTGCCGTCAGTGGCGTCTGCCGGTACACCCGCACCGCTGCCCCGTTGGCGGGGGTCGTGGTCATCTGGATCAAGCTGTCGTTGACCCACGTGAACGTGGCGGAAACAGTGGCCACTGTTGCGAGCACGTGTTCCCGGCGGATATAGCCGAACGGAACAGCGAACTGGGTGGTCGACCCGTTGCCCGTGTACGTGGCGTAGGAGTAAGGCATCGGTCGTTAGCGGGGGGTTGGGGACCAGGACGACTGCATGCCGTAGGCGGCATCAAAGGTGGCCTGGGCTTGGGAGGCCTTGTTTTCTTCGATCATCCTCGCAAGGTTTGGTTCCGATGCCAAGAACTCGGCCTTGATGAAAGGCTTGTAGTAGTTGATCTCCTTGTTGATGCGGATGGCCCGACGGCTTGGAGTGGCTTTGCTGGCCTCCGGAGGCGGCAGCTGCCAATAGCTGGAACCAGGGGCCACCATGGCGCTCAAGCCCTGGTGCAGCGTTGATCCACGACCCGGTGGGATGAACTGGCTGGTGATCACGGCCAGCTTGTTCAGCTGGGTCTGGTTCATGCGGAAGTTTGGCAAGCCCAGCTCGTTGGGTCCCCAGATCTGAAAAGCGGTGCCGCGACCAGACAACCGACCCAGCTCGATGTCGACCGGGTCCTTGGAGCCCTCCTTGGTGGGGGTGAAGGCCAAGGGGCTCATGGCGTTGACGGCACCTTTGAGCCACGGCTGGTCCTGTGGCAAGTAGTTGACGCCCCAGACCTGCTCGATGGCGATTGGCTCACCGGTGAGGGGGTGCAGGATCGGTGGCAGTTGATCCGACAAGCCTGGGATCCTGCTTGCAAACCGCTGCGCCAGCTCATGGGCAAAGGCAAACGGCTGTGGCAACTCGGATTTCTCGATGGCCCGCTGGTACCCATCCGTGCCTTTGCGCGTGTTGTTGAAAATGGCCGGCATGAACCCAGCGAGACGTCGTTGGACGTAGCCAGAGAACGGATCGATCTGGCCCTCGGTCGGCACAAAGCTCTTGTCTTGCAGTTCGGAGACCAAATTGAAAATCTCGCCCATGGACTTGTACATGTCCTTGGTGAATTGGGCAAAGCCGACCTGGCGGGCTGTCTCAGCAACAGACAAGACGAAGTTGGACGCCAGGATCTTCCGGTCCTCCTTTGGCAAGCTGTTGTTCAGGTTCATCTGCAGGCCGATCAACGAGAACACGTTGCTGACCGTGTCCAGGGCTTGCAGGTCCCACCACCGTGTCGTGTCACCAGTGGCCGGGTTCTTGAACCGGATGGAGTACGGCTGGGAGCCAAGGCGCTGCATCTTGGCCCTGGTTTGCGGGTTGTACGACCCAGGTCCACTGAGTTCAACGAAGCCGCTGGTGGCCAACATGACCCCACCGACGAGCGTCATGTACGCGGTGGCAATTTCGCCAATGGCCCGAGCCCTGGTGTTGCGGTCTTCGCTGAAGACATCCCGGTAAAAGGAGTCGACGAACGGAGCGCCGACACCCGTGGCCCGCATGGCGGCCTTAGTGATGTTGGCCGGGCTGGTGGGGAACGGATTCAAGATGCCCAGCGCTGGCGTGTGGTTGATTGCGTCTTTGAACGCCTTGGGCATCCAGCCAACGGCTTGACCGACGCCCATGCCCCGCTGCGCCCAGACGGGCGGCTCCTCTTGCATCCAGGCCAGGGCCCGCCTGTTGATCTCAGCGGTGTCAGTGATGCCCTCTTCCTTGGCCTTGGCAATGCCGTACTCGTAGCTCCGGGGCTGGAACTGGACGTCTAGGTCATCGGTGAAGTTGATCCAGTCCATCGCGGCTTTGGCATGGATCCCAGTGAACGCACCGTTCTCAATAGTTTTGTCGTTCAGGAGCACGTTGACCCACTGGTTCTCAATGCGTTCGTCGGTGATTTTGCTGGCCTCAGCCCAAGCTGCGTCACCAGTCAGTCCACGACCTTCGGCTTTCTCAAGCTCCAGGCCCATGATCCGGCTCCATTCGGCGCTGGGGCCGATGAGTGACGAGAAGAACGTGTCCAGCGAACCCGAGACCCGACCAGAGACGCTCAAGAGCTTCCAGGCCTTGTGGGCAAACTGGGCCGGGATGTTCATGTTCTCAGGATCAATCCACCACGGGTTCTCCAATGTGTTGGCCGGGTCACGGGTCTCGCCAAAGAGCGACGTCTGACCGTCGCCTTGTCCCAGGTTCCGTTGGGCCAAGTCCATCGACGAGGCACCCAGGTTGCCGAAGCTCTCGCCAGTGCGGAACGATTCCCCGACCAAGCGGAAAGCGTTGGACCAGTTGGACACGTACTTGCCGTACATGCCCATGTTCAAGCTGGCTTGGCGCATGGCCCGGTACGCGGCCTTGTTGTCGCCTTTGAGGGCGGCGATGCCAGCTGTTCCGGTCTCAGCGATGGCCTGGTTGATGGGCATCGTGACGGCCCGGTACGCAGAGCCGACGAGCATCTTGGTCCAGGTCTTGGGCGACCACAGCAGCGCAGCCCGGTACGCCTGCACAAACATTTCCTGGTTCAGCCGGCCGACGTCGATCTTGCCGACGATGCTGTTGAGCTTGGCCCGCATCCCAGGATTGCCGCGGCCGGAGATAGCGACCTGGGCAGCGACCTCGGTCATCTCGGTGGCTTCGGGGCTCATGACCCCTTGCTCGATGTCGGACCTGATGTCGGGGTCGATCTTGCCCAGGATCGTGTTCAGGGGGTTGGCGATCTCGTTCTCGATGTCGGTGCCCATCGACTCAGCTGTTGCTGGCATCTCGGGTTCCACAGCCGCCTTGGACCCGACGATGCGGTTGGCGACGTTGGTGTCGAAGATGACGGTCTCTGGGGCACCTTCGCCCAGCTCAAAGTCCGGGTTGAACCGGATGCCGGAGTAGCCCTGGCCCACGGCCCAATCGCGGACTGCGGCCTTCTGGGCTCCAGTCATGTACAGGTTCTCCTCAAACCGCTCAAGGGGGCCGAGGTTCAGTTCCTGCACCAGGTCGGCAATGCGCTTGTCCATCGCCACCAAGTCAAGGATCCGCACGTCGCTGGGCAGGTCGCCAGCTGCAGCGGCCTCGCCGTAGGCCCCTGCGTAACGCGGGTCATTGGCGAAATACACACCGCTGCCCAGCAAATTGCTGTTGGGGCCAGAAGCTTGGAACCCGTTGTCGACGATCGACTGGGCATTGGCTTCCGTCGTGCCGTGGTACAGGGGGGTCCCGGCTGGCACCTGCCTGTGCGTCGGGTCGAAGTCGTACTTGATCTGCATCACGCTCAACCGCTGGCCGTCCTTGCGGGTGGCCGTCATCAAAGCGGTGTCGAGGCGGTGCTGGTCCTCAAGGCCAGACCACAACCGTTGCATCGACGCAGCACGATCAGCCTCGTCCACGGCGGACTGCCACTCAATCGCGGTCATGCCGTTCTGGGCGGCGATGTGGTCCCGGTGGATCAGGTTGGCAGCGAGAGCCACCAGGTCCTGTTGAGACTTGGGGTCACCGCGGCGGGCGGCCTCAAGCCGGGTCACTGTTGACTCAACGGCCCACCCATCGGCGTCCAGCTGGTCCATGGCGGCCTTGACGACCGCTGGTTGGCTGTAGCTCTCGATGCCGGTCTGCTGGGCCCTGCTGGTCAGCATCTCGCCTAGGGCCTTGTTGCTGGCAATTAGGGTGTCTGGCGCGTTCGGCACGTACTGGGTGTTGCCCGAGCGGCTGGTGATCCGACGCACGTCGCTGGCGCCCATTTGGGCAATTTCCTCAGGGGTCAGGTCCCCGGACTCCAGGGCCTGAAGGTTCTGGTCAATGCGCCGGGCGAACTCAGCGGGGTCCGGGGGATCGGCGGCGAACTGGACACCAGGCTCTCCGGTACCACCACGGCCTTGGAACTCGCCCAGCGCAGCCTTCTCAAACACGTCGTCCCAGGTCTTGTACTTGCCGCCGCTGATGATGTAGTTGATCGACTGGTCGATGTAATTCTTCAGCTTTGCAAAGCCCTGCAGGTCAACCTTTGGCAAGGTGATGCCCCGCATGTATGCAGCAAACGCATCAGAGATCACCTCGCCCATCTGGATGGTGCCGTCCCGGTACGCCCGGGCTTTGTTGGGCTGGAGGGAGTCCTCCATCAGCAAGGCTGCCATCTCTCTCAGGCCCTTCTCAGACCTGGCCAACACCAGCTTCTCGGCAGATGCAAAGAACCATTCCATGAGCCGGTGCATGGACTCGTGGTACGTCGTCGTCATCATCTGGGTGAACGACTTTGGCACCCCGTAAGCCGTCATCGCGACAGTGATCGTGTCGTCAGCCATGGCCTTGCCGTGCCGGTACGACCCAGCGATCTCGGCCTTCTGACCGACCAAACTCATGTCGCCGTACGCCCGGGCCTGGCGTGGCCCATAGGTGGCCTCGATCCGTTCCTGGATCCTGAAATCCGTGACACCGCTGATGTTGAACGCAATCCGGGCCAGCTCGCTGGCTTCCCGTTCGGTGATGCGGGTAGCACCTGTGTACCCCTCGCCAACGGTGCCACCGACGCCGGTTTCGACGTTGCGCCAGCCCTCAAGGTTGGGCAGCTCGGCCTGGAAGTCAGCGCCACCAAAGCCTTGGTTCCGCACCTGGAGGGTGCCTGGCTGCGCGGTGGCCGCCATCTCCTTGATGCTGGGCTTGACGACGCGGGCCCCGTACGCAGCAACTTCCGCCGGGTCCAGGCCGTTGGACTCCAGCCAATCCCGGTACTTCTGGTGCGACTTGGATGGCTTGCCGGTGGCGTCACCAGCCAAGGTGTAGGCAACACGGTCCAGGTCGGTCTCAAAGGTCAACTCAAACCGCTTCTGGCCGTAGCTGTAACGGGGCTTGAGGCCTGCCAGCTCACGGGGCAAGGTCAGCGTTGGGGGCTCGATCGCAGCAGCCACGTCGCCCATGGGCTGGACCGCCACGCCCCGACGACCAAGCCAAGTGCCCAGTTCGCCAGCCAGCTCGGTGTCACCAGCCTCCTCGGCTAACGCCTGGCGCTCCAGAGCGGTGGAGATGGCTTCGTTCTCGTCCTTGGCGCCACCGGTCTTGGCCGTGAAGCCAGGGGTAATGGCACCGGTGGGGGCGTTCATGAACTGATCCACCACCGCCTGAGCCGTTGCGAGGTCTTGGACGACTGCCGCTTCTTGCTCAGTGAACTTGGCGAAATTGCGCTGCCAGTCGAGCTGGGCTTTTCGCGCCACGGCACCAGTTGCGCCCGGCTCGGGCTTGCTGGCCCTCAGCGCTTCAAGTTCAAACCTTGTGCTTTCCAGTAAAGCCTGGACACGGTTGAGCCTTTCTTGCGCAATGTCTACTGCCCCCTGGCCGCGATACGGCCTGTACGGATATGCCTTCTCCAGGGCTTTGACCGCTTCATCCGAAACGGTGGGTGGCTCGATGGCAGTAGCTGGCGCCACGTCAACCGGCTTGGCCTGAATCGGCACCGGGTTCCCAGCGTTCTCAGGGGCCTTGACTTCAGGCAGGGCCCTGAGGTCGATCTCCCTCTTGCCACCGGGCAGGCCAAAGTCCCCGGTGAACACAATGCCGTCGTAGCCCTCCTGCTTGGCCACCCGCGCAACCTGGGCCACGTTGGCGGTCGCAGGGAGCCCCAGGAACCCACGGGCATCAGCCAGGTTCTCAGCCTCTAGGGGGTCGGCAAAGGTTGTGGCGGCAGGTTCAGCTGCGGCAGTTGGGGCCGGTGGCTCCTGGATCTGCTTGGCCACAGCTTCGTCCTGAAGCAACCGCGGCCCATTCATCTCCTCAGAGATTGCGTCCCTCAACCGCTGGAGATTGAACTGCACCAGGTTCGCTGCGGCCTTGGAGCGACCTGCCCCTTCTGGCAGCTGGGCCGCCAGCTCGTTCAAGATGTTGCGGACCGGACCTTCGTACGCGGTGACCCTGTTGAATACAGCGACGGCTTCAGCCGCCATCTTGCGAGCGGCTTGGCTGCCTTCGACGTTGATGGTGTTACCGGCGGCCTCCAGGTAACTGGTGTTCTTGGCCTGGGATGCAGCGGTCAGGGCCCGCATCTCCCCCGAAAGCTTGTTGAACGCAGCGGTCCTGATGTCGATCAAGGCCACAACGTTGCTGGTCTTGAGCATCTCCTCAAACCCAGGCAACACAGGACCTGCGTCACCGCCTCCGGTGCTGGTGCTGGCGAACTTGGCCTCCTGCATGGCCTGGACAATCTTCTCGGCCGACCACTTGCCAGCGATTGCTTGCTTGGCGACGTCGCTGATGATTGCGTCGTCAACCCCTTCGGCAGAGCCCAAAGCCACGGCCTTGGGGGTGGGCAGGCTGCCGGTAGCGGCCTTGTCAAACAACCACTGAGGCAAGCGACTGAGGGCCACACCTTCGCTGGCCAGCTTCCCGTTCAGGTTGACGTTCTGAAGGCGCAGGTCCTCGATGGACATGCCGGTGTCCCGGAGAAGCTTGCCGGCATCGACAGCGGTGCCCCTGTCATCCTTGATGTTCTGCAGTGCTGCAACGACGCGGGCTTCTGCGGCTGTCGCGGCCTCGATGAACTGCACATTGATCATCGGGAACCCACTGCGTACAGCAAGCTCATGCCGGTTGTGGCCGTTTGCGACGTAGATCTGATTGACAGGCCCAAGCTCGCCCAGCTTGTCCCGCCAAACGCTGATGACGCCTGCGTACCGGGGGTCGTAGACGTTCTCCTCAGCAAGCGATCCACTGCGGCCGGTGGCCGTCTGGCCCTCTGCTTTGTACTGGAAAACCTTTGGTGCAACAGCAGCGTCACCAGTCGGGATAGTGGCAACCTGCTCGTAGGCCGGCTGGTTCATGCCTGGCAGCTGGCCCTGGGGCACCGCTGCAACCTCAGGCGCAGTCACCACCTCCTTGGCGGCCTCGGACTGCAGTCGTTGTGTCGCTACAACCAGCTCGGCTTGAGCCTGTTGCAGGGCCGCTGCTGCAGCTTCTGGCGTCGGTGGTGCGCTGGGGGCCGGGATGGTGCGCTGGGAGCCGGGGTCCGGCATTAGGCCAAGCTCGACGCCTGCGTCTTCCCGGGCCTTGCGGCCGATCGACGTCAGCTGCCAGGACTTCAGGCGCTTCCCCTCAACGTCAACCCCTTTGGTGATCTCAAATCCAAGCATCCGGTCGACGATGTCGGCTTGGACCTGGATGTTGGTCAGCGGGTTGCCAAGCACATACGGCTTGTTGCTCTTCGCTGGGTTGGCATCCATGTACAGCTGCTTGCCGATGTCCCACATGGACCACGACTGGCTGCTGGCATTGGGGCCAAGCTCGATGCCAAGCTTGGCGGCCGCGTTGTTGAACGTGGCCCGGAGCTTCTGCGACGTCGCCTCAATCGCAATCTGATCCTGGCCAGCCAGGGCCTGTGCATACCTCTTGCCACTGGCGTTCAGCGGGCCAGCGTCAGGCCTGACGTCGCTGTAGTTCAGCTTGGCGGTGTACGAGTCAACCGGAAGCGACTGCGGGGCCTGGGGCTCCAGGCGTCCTTGGATCTCGACGCCGGTCTTTTCCCACAACGGCTGACGACGCAGGCCCTGGTAGTACGCCACAGACGAGAACGCTGGCTTGCCGGACACGACACGCGGCGCTGGTGCAGCAGCAGGGGCTGGAGTTCCCGCACTTGGGACACTCGGGTCGACGGCAGCCGCAACCGGTGCCGTAGTTGCATCCTTTACGGCTTGATCAGCCTGGCCAACCTTGATCGTGCCCTGGATGACGTCGGCAAATGCTCGCTTGGTGGCACCTGCCATGGCGCCAATGCCACGGAAGCCCGTGCCCAAGCCACCGCCCAAGGGCACCGACCAGATCAGGTCGTTGATGGATTGCTTGATGCGGGCCTGCTCAACCGTGTCATTCGGGTCGGCCAACAGGCCCCTGGCCACGACACCCTCAAACACTGAGCCCTTGACCGTCTCGGCCAAGCTGTCGCTCAACGTCTTGTCGGTGGGCTTGGTGGCGTAGTAGGTGGCAATGGCGCTCGGGATGGCACCAGAGACGGCCTCTTCCGCAAAGATGCCGGCAACACGCTTGGCGCCACCAGCAGCTTTCAGGCCAGCAGTCGCGGCTTCAAAGCCAGTGGCCACCCTGGACACGCCAGGCAACCCACGCACCAAGGCCTGTGCTGGGGCCCCGGCTCCACGGGCAACGGCGAAATACGGGACAAACCCAACGATGCTGGCAGCGACGTCCTCGACCGGGTTCTTGGGTTCAACGCGCATGTCGTCGTAGTTGGCCCACTCGGGCAGCCGCACTCGCGTGGCATTGGGGGCGCCGGGGCCCCTGGATGGGATCTTGACGTCCATGGGCGACGTGCCTGCTGCCATCTGCTCCCGGGCCAGACGTGCTCGGTCGATCTCAAGCCGAGCTGCATCCACAGCCCGTTGACCGCCTGCCGCCAGGGTCCGGCTGACTGATTGACCCAGGGCCGTCGTCGGCGCAGCTTCCCTCGACGCAGCTGCAATGCTTTTGTTCAGGTCCCCGGTCTGCATGAACGTGGAGACACCAGTCCCGAGAGCAGTGATCTGCTTCATGGGGTTGAAGTCGTTCAACGTCCCCATGAATCCACCGCCGGCCGATGGCTGGGGCTTGGGTTTAGGTGGAGCCCCTGCCCCCATGCCACCTGACGACACATAGACCCGGCGCTCCTCCCCGGTCTTGGGGTCGCGGATCGTTTGGATAGGCATGGATCAGTTGGCGATGGGATCAGTTTGGACTGTTGCCGTCAAAGAACCAAGCCTTCAACGAAGATATTTGCGGGCAGCCTTTTGCACCTCTGGCTTCTGGGCCTGGCTTCCGCCTGGCAACGACGGCCACGTGTTGCGCAGCAACCGATCTGCTTCGTCGTAACGACCGGCCTGGATCGCCGCCCAGGCCGGCTTGTTGTACGTGCGGATCCAAGCGGCTGAAGCTTTGGCCGATCGGTTGTAATCCGGGTCCCGTGGATCAATGCCACCCGATGCCGCAATGGCTTCCTTGGCAAAGGGCGGGAACGCCTGGAAGTAGCCGCGGCCAGGCGACCCTTCGGCGTTGGGGATGTTGCGGATTCTGGTTTCGATGTAGGCCAAGCGTTTCATGTAACCGTCGACCCTGGCCTGTGGGGTCACCGTCGACTGGGTCCTGGCAGCAACCACTGGCCGCATTGTGGCCGCGACGGTTGGTGCAGCTGCAGCCGGTGGCGCCAACAAGTTGCCCAAGGCCCCGCCAACAATCTGGACGCCAGCCAAGGCCCCGTTTTGCTGGGGAGCCGTGCGACGCGCAGGCGTTGCCCTTGAGATCTCCTGGCCATCCATGGACTGGATGCGCTGGCGTTGATCTTCCGGCACGTCGATGCCCAGAAGGCGAAACTGATTCAAGATCACTTCAGACGGCTTCTGGCCACCGGCCCCTGTCGTCAACGTTTTCATCAGCGTCCTGAAGTTTTGGCTGGGCGTCCCATTGAGGAAAGCGTCGACGTCGGCCGCAAAGGCTTCCGCCCCGTACAGCGGCCGGACCTTGGCCTGGCCCCGCAGATTGTTGGCGTCCCGTGGGGCAATGGTGCTGCGGCTCCAGTTGCCCGTGTTCTTTTTCATCAACTGAGAACCGTTCTCATACATGGGGGCCTGGGTGCCACCGACGTCCTCACGCTTGCGGAGACCAAAGTTGCTGTTGGTCCACAGCTGATTCAGTGCCTGCACCGGATCCTTTCCATCCTTAATGGCTTGGTACACGACTTCGTGAGACCTGCGACGTGCGTCGTCTCGGAACTTGTACAGGGCCTGGGACTCAAACGATGTGACGGTGGAATCGCCGTAGGAGTTAGGGCTGCCGATGTACAGCTCCCACTCCTTGGACATTGTGTCGATGCGCTTGTTGATGTCCTTGTCGTAGGTCCGCACCTCTTTGGAGCCCTGGGCCGACAGCGTGGTCTGGATGCTGATGGCCGTTGCGCTGGTGATCCGGTCAGCAAGTAGGTCCGTTTGCAGTTGAGCTGTCAACCTGTTGCGGGCAGCCTCGTCGCCAGCCGTGTTGGCCAGCTGCTGGGTGTACCACAAGGCCCGTTGCTCCTGGACCGGCTTGACAAAAGTCTCAGTCAACTGACGCTCGGACGCATCAAGCTGCGAGAACATGGCTGCCCGCTTGATGCCGTCAGGTTCAACAGCCGCCCGATTCCGCTCGGCCTGGAAGAAGCTCTTGATGGCAGCCGGATCAGAACGACGCCCCTCCGGCAAGGCTGCGGCCAGTCGGGCGTCGTAGGCCTGCTGCTCCTGGATGCCAGCCATTTGGGACTGCTGGGTGTTGTCTTGGATCTGGGCAGCATTGGCTCTGGCTGCCACCTGGTCCAGAAACGCTTCGCCGCCCAGGGTGTTGTACAGGCGCAAGGCTTGGTTCGGGGTGCCGTCTGCCTTGACCCGTTGATCAACGGGGCCAATCATCACCGAGCGGAGGGCAGGCTTTAGCACTGCATCCATGTCGACAATGGCAAAGCCTTGGGACCTAGCAGCTGAAACGACGTCGGCGGCAAACCCTTCAAGGTATTTGTTGGTCAGCTCTGTCTTTGTTTCCTCCGGCACGCCAAGGATCCTGATCGAATCAATCTCCTGTTGCAGGGCCCGGCCGACGTACTGAATGGCATAGACGTCGTTACCTTTGCCGCGAACGGAGATGTAATCGGCGGCAATGCTTTGCCTGTTGACCGCGACCTGGGCTGTCAACCTGCCAGCCTCGGCCGTGTTGTATTTCTTGCGCTGGACCTGGTCGGCCTGGAGCTGCGCCTGAATAATGATGCCTTGGTTCTTGGCGTAGCCCTGGGGCGACATCTGTGCGCCGCCAAACAGTTGCTCGTCCCGGTACTGCAAGTACCTGGGGTCGTCGGACGACAGGGTGTTGAGTTCAACGTCCTTGCCATTCACCTTGATCGTGGAGGTGTTGGCTATCCGGTCCGGCAAGCTCAGGGCTGCGTTCTGGATCGCGTTTTGCTCAACGGAACGCTCCAGCCAGTATTTGCCAACCGAGGAGTTCTGTTTCTCTCGGACAACCTGCAGCATGCGGGCTGCATCTGGGTTCCCCAGGGCCGCAGCTTTCTCCAGGTTGGCAGCCAGATCGGCAATGCCACGGGCTGGACCAAACCTGCTGGCTTGGCCAACAAGGGCCCCAGTGGCTGCCTCTTGCCTCTTGTCCTCCTGCTGCTTGTTGGCGAGCCATGTCTCGCCAAAGTTCTGCAGGGTGGAGCTGAACCCACCCAGGGCCTTGGACAGGTTCGCCAGATCCTGACCGGGATTCGGCAGATCCGGGGGCGCAAAGATCTTTGGAGGCCCACCCAGCGTTGGTGCCCCAACCCGCTGGAAAGTATCGACAGGTGTCGCCCGTGGCTGCAGGGACGGGGTGGCAATAGAGCCCTGCGCCAAGGCACCAGCGAACCCATCGACCGGGATCCCGCCCAGGAGCTGAGCAGCTGTGGCGCGGCTGGCTTCGCCGTAAGACTGACCGGTGGATAAACGTGCCATGAGTTATTCCCTCTTGAAGCCCCAGTAATTTGTCTTGAGCCCAGCAGCCTTCATGGACGAAGCTGTGCTCAAGCCCGTCTGGACGCCACCCAGAACGGCCCCTGCCCCCTGCAGCAAGAACGGCGCCATGCTTGGCGCCTTCTGGTACAAGGGTTCCAATGGATCCAGCACCGGCTGCTGGATGTACGGCTGCTGGCTGGCGATTCGGGATCCACGTTCAGCCGCAACCCCTTGTTTCTGGAGCTGGACTTGGGTGCCAGTGAACGCCAGGTTCTGGCTGGTGGCGTAGTCGAACTGGGCTTGTTGCCGGCGGAAGTCAGCCACCAGGTTGTCAACGGTGTTGCCCAGGCGACCGGACGCAATAATCTCGCCTCGGGCCTTGGCCCCAGCGATCGCGCCCTTCTGCGTCTCCTGGCTGGCAGCTGCCTGCTCCTGCATCAGCCGGGAGTTGAGGGTGGCGATGTCGTTGGCGTAAGCGTTGTCGGCCATCAAGCGATTGATCCGCATCAGCTCTTCCTGCTGATTGGCCCGCATCTGCTCAAAGTTCCGAGCGGAACCGGCCTGCATCTGCTGAAACGCAAAGTTCTGCTGGGCCTGGGCATTGGCGAAATTAACCTGCTGCTGCGCGGCTTGAGCGCCAGCCACCGCCTGGCCAATGCCAAGGCCGGCGCTGACGACGCCCATGATGATTGGGATTGGTCCGCACATGGCCTAGATCCTCACGAACTCATGGAACAGCCGACCTTCTGTTCCGAATCTGGGGTGCGACGAGATGAAGGTGAACCCCATCCACCGCAACCACTTGATATGCACCACGTTACGGGCATCTGCGAAATTGAAAAGGACCTTGTACCGGCGCTGCACCCGATCCAAGTGGCCCCTGGCTTCCCGTAGGAACCGCATGGAGTTCAGGCGATCGCGCACCAGGTCATCGGTGCATAGCATCCAGATGGTGCCCAGGTCGTCTCGTTGCGGAACGACGCCCCACATGCCCATGGGCCTGCCGTCCCGCCCGATCATGGTCATGCAGGGGTCCCCGGCAAAGAAGCTGTGCAGCAGGGACTCCTGGGGAGCGTGACCAGAGAACGCCCGCACCTCGGCCACGTCCTCGTCCCGCATGAACTCGGCCACATACGGAATATCGGCAACCCTGGTGGGCCTGGTGTACGCAGATGTCACAGACGCGCAGCTCGGGTGTGGTACCAACCTTCCCATTCTGCGGACTGAAGGCGACAGGGCAGCGGTGAGGAGCTGGTGATCTCGATCTTGGCCTCGATGTTCTGGGCCATCACCGGCACCCGGAACTTGGAAGTGCGGAGAGCCAGCTCACCCAGGCTGACCTCCTGGTCCCCAATCTCAAAGCCGGTGTACGGGTAGGTCTGGGTGTCCCGGCCACGGGGGGTGACCTTGATGCTGAATGACGACGACTTGTCGAACAGCATGGTCCAGGTGCGGAGCTGCAGCTTGGGTCCTGCAATCACAGCCATGCCACCACCGGGGGGCTGCTCCTTCAGGTACTGGGTGCTGAACTCGTACAGCATGTCGTACAGCTCACCCACGAAGAACTCAGCGCCAGTCAAGTCCCCACGGACCGTGAGGGTGCCGTTGCCACCGGCTCCACCAGCTGCAGTGGACGACAGGACCTGAACGACCTGGCCGTGCTGCAGGGTGTTGCCAGCAAAGAACCGGCCAACCACGGCCATGTTGCTGGTGCTGGTGTTGATGGGGTACGGCAGGGTAATGGTGCTCTGGACATCGAGACCACTCGGCGTCGTCAACGCCACGGAGCAGCTGGCCTCCGTGGTCTTGCGGTCCAACAGCATCTCCACCGTCGTGCCGGCGTCCACAGCGTCCGGGTGAGTGACAATGCGCTCCAAGTACACGGCATCGGAATACTGGACCACGGCATATAGATCGCTTTCGATTAGGTCTATGCCAATGACGCTCTTGCCGGCGTTGAACTCCCAGTAACTCCAGGCGCTTTGCAGCTTGTTGTCCCCCTGGAACAGGAACTTGTAGAGGTAGATGCGCCTGGGCTGGCTCTTGGACACGGCATAGACCGCCTCCTCCGCTGCTGTCGCAATCAAGTTCGACAGGTCTGATGGCAAGAACCGTGGCACCGCTGCCGTCACTTCCTCCGACGTGGGCACCGGGCCTGATGCGTCCGGCAAGAAGAACTCCCTCAAGCCGCCGTACTCACCCCTAGGCACCGGGAAGTACATGGTGCGACCCACGATCACCGGGTCCACCGCTTGGCTCATCTCAAACGCTGTGATCTGGGTGATGGTCGCGGTCTTGGGTGTCAACGACGCAGCAACTGCATTGCCACCACTCAACCTGAACTGGCCGTTGCGACTGAAGACCAGCAACACGTCAGCAAAGGCCAGGCTCGACGTCAGCAGGTTGATCTTTCTGCTGCCGGCACTGAGATCAATGGGGTCGGAGTCGACCACGGTCTGCACGGACTCGGGCCAGAACCTGTCGTACGCATCAGCTGCCGACAGGATGACGTTCTCATCAGCCAACAACGCCAGTCGGTTGCGGAACAGGTTGACGTTCTGGATCGTGGACCCAACAAAGCTCGGGTTCGGTGCAGTGATGGCGTCACCAGCCACCCGGCCGGACCACGTGAACTTCCGAAACGTGAAGGTGCCGTCGGTTTCTCGCACCAACACGTGCGGCATGGTTGTCGCATCGAACAGGTACTGGATGGCAGGGGCCACGGTCTCCTGCCAAATGCCATGGCCAAAGCCAGAGCCCGCGTTGGCCACAAACTTCACGTAGTAGTCGTCGGCGCCGGTGGCCGCGGCCCCCGTGATCTCAACGATGAACCCGTGCTCAGCGGTGACGGGCAAGTCGCTGATGCTGTCGATGGTTCCCTTGACGGCGACAGTGGCCAGGCCGGTCTTGGTGTCGGTGGAGCTCAACGTGTAATCGGTCCCGTCGTTCTTGGTGATTCGCACGACGTACTGGCCGGTGCCGTTGGTAACGGTGAACGTGCCGCCCAGTGCTGTGGCCAAGGCTGCCTTCAGGGCCGCAGCAATCTCAACTGTGCTCGGGCTGTAGTTTGGTTCATGGACGACGGTGCAGTTGCCTGACGTCGTACCACCTACCGGGTCGGCGTACGTGAACGTGTCGGCACCAGTCACCGTGATCGTGAAGGTGCCAGCGGTGCCAGAGCCACTCTGGAAACTCATGTCCACCTGATTGCCAGTGGCCAGGCCATGGGCTGTAGCCGTCACCGTGACCGTGTTGGAGCTCCTGCTGTACGTGGCTGACATCCGCTTGCCACCGGCCGGCAAGGTTTCGTACGTGACCGTGGTGGAGTTGACGGTGATGCTGTACGTGGTGGCGTACTCAGCAGACTTGATGAACACCATGGACTTGGTGCCCCAGGTGGGCGACGTCGTGGCTGCCATGGCCACCGTCTTTTCCCGACTCACGATGAACGTGTAGTCGGCCACCGAGGCCACTCGGAACACGGCACTGGGTTCGCCAGTGATGTTGAGATACGACGTGCCGTCAGGCTTGGCCACCGTCTTGACAGAACCATCCAGGCCAAAGACTTTGATGTCGTTGTCCAGGATCAAAACCAGGTACCGGATGGCGCCATCCCTGTCGACGATGGTCGTGAATGGGCGGCTGGAGCCAGCTGATCCCGAGAACAGCTTGGCCACGTGTTGAGCTGGTGGTCGCTTCTTCAGCCCTTCCACGGGGCTGGGCATGCAGTTGACCATTTGCTCGCATTGGGACGCCAGTCGCAATGCCGCTGGTTGCTGACTGACCCCGTTGATCAGGTTGGGTATAGAGCTACTGATCAGAGGCATGACTTAGCGGCGCAGGGCCCAGGCGGGCTTGTACGTCATGAAAACATCAGTGTGGTTGGGATTGCCACGCAGCCAGTTGTGCTCGCCCCGGGTCGCCTCCTCCTCCATGAACTGGCTACGGGCTTCGGCTTCGGCAGCAGCGTTGATCTTTGACAGATCAGCTGAACCCAGAATCGCTTCCTGCAACTGACGGCCAGCCTTGATCATGAAGTATTGGTGGGCGTACTCAGGCACCTCGTCCCACTCCAGGATGTAGGTGACGTCAGCACGCAGGTCTTCGTCAAACTCGTAGCTGCCGGCCCGCCGGTCGTACAGCCTGGCCCCGCGCTGGATGACGTCGACGTCTGGGTAGGAGTAGGGGTCAACCTTGACCCGGCTGACATTGGCGCCAACACTGATCTCAGACGTCACGGCGTCCCGCATCAGCAGGCGCTCGTAGTCGGTGTTGAACGACCAGCCCTCTGACTGGACCTTGCGGGACACGTCGTTGATGGCGTCTTGGGCCTGCTGCGCCAAGCCGAACTGCCCGTCCAAACTGTTGACCGGCGCTTCACCAAGCATCTGCAGCACCCGGTTCACGGCTTCCAAGAACGTGGTGCGAGCAAGGGCCATGGGAAACCTCCAGAAAAAAAGGGGGGACCGGAGTCCCCCCATATTGGACCGTCAGCTGGTGGCGGTGTAGATCTCGATCGCGCAATCGGGACGCAGGATCCCGGTGCCCAGGGCCATCGAGGCAACCATGAAGGTGCCTTGCCACAGGGCATGCACGTCAGCGCCGGTCTGCTCCATCTTGAGATCCATCAGCTTCACGGTGCCGACGGCTTGCTTGTTGAAAGCAAGAGCGACGGAATCGGTGAAGTTGGCGGCGTAGTCGTTCTGCTCCCCGGTGACCGCAGAGCGGTTGGTGGTAGGGAGGTGGTTCGACTTCAGGATGGTGATGCCAGCAACCTTCAGCACGGTGCCGTCGGAGTACGCACCAGCGCCGCCCCAGTCGCGGTTGATCACGTCGGTGGTCTGGACGAGTTTGTAATACTCGGCCGGAGCCAGGACGCAGTACCGGTCGTTCTCAGGCAAGTTGTTCTCGTCCATCCGCTGGGCAGCGGAGAACAGAGCGGTGGCCAGCTGGGCGCCAGTGATCGCTGCTTTGGTGGCAGCAATGATCTTGATCCGGGTACCACCGGGCAAGTCGGTGTTGAAGTTGGTGGCGGTACGTGCAGCCTTGGCGATCGTTGCCGCAATGTTGCGGTCAAAGGTGTACGCCAGGGCGTTGCCCATCTCCGCAGAGTACGGAGAGCGCACGTCCCAGTGGTTC